ATGTACCATTTGAGGTTCAATCGAGTACAGATTACGGTTTACAAGTAGCTGAGTCTATACAGTACGAGTGGTTTTCAAGAAGCGCAAGAAGTTGCAAATACTTTGAACAAAGAGATGACTTTCACAATAGACGTATGTATGCTAACGGTATGCAAAGTTTATCGAAGTACAAAGAGAAGTTTGCTGTTAATGGTAATATGTCTTACTTAAATTTAGACTGGAAAGTTGTTCCTGTAATACCAAAATATGTAGATATTTTATCTAATGGTATGGCGCAGAGAGAGTTCCAAGTTAAGGCTACTGCCGTAGACCCTACATCTATTAAGCAAAGAGCTGAGAAGAAAAGAGGTTTAGAAAGAGATATGGTCGGTAAGGATATGGCTATTGACATCAAAAATAAATTAGGTATTGATGTAACATCTGTTCCAATTGATAAAATACCTAGCTCAAAAGAAGAGTTAGATATTCAAATGGAATTAGAATACAAACCACCTATTGAAATGGCAGAAGAAGTTGCTATTGAATCAATCTTTAAATTTAATGATTACGACAAAACAATTAGACGAAGAGTCGAAAAAGATATTATAGAGGTTGGAGTTGGTTTTGCAAAACACAGATTTACACCTTCAGATGGTGTTAAGTTGGAGTACGTAAATCCTGCTAATCTAATTTGGTCTTACACAGAAGACCCTTACTTCCAAGATTGCTTTTATTTTGGAGAGTATAAAAATGTTAATTTATCTGAGGTGTATAAAGAATACCCAAATCTTTCAGCAGAACAAAAAGAGAGATTACAAGGCATTTCATCTTCTTGGAACAATTACTACGAATTAAACTATGATAGTCAAAACACAGACGTACTAGATGGTAAAATAGGTTTACTTTACTTTAATTACAAAACATCAAGAGAGAAAGTTTGGAAAAAGAAAAAGAACTCTAAAGGTGGTTTAAAAGTAATACCAAAAGGTAATGACTTTATTTACAAAGGAACAGGTGATGCTGACTTTGAAAAATTAACTAAGATTGAAGAAGTTTGGTTTGAAGGAGTATTAGTTTTAGGAACAAGTATCCTATTACAATGGAATGTAGTTAAGAATATGGTTAAGGAGAACTCAAATCTTAATAAAGTATTACCTAACTATATCGGTGTTGCTCCAAAAATGTACAAAGGATTCATTGACTCTACAGTTAATAGAATGATACCTTTTGCTGATGACATTCAGATGTCTTGGTTAAAGCTACAACAAATTAAACAAAGAGTTGTTCCTGATGGTCAATACATTGATATTGATGGATTAGTTGGGATTAAACTTGGTAATGGAAATAAATACACCGTTGAAGATGCACTTAATATGTACTTCCAGACAGGTTCTGTAATCGGTAGAAGTCAAAATGTAGGTGGTGAATTTAATAGTGCTAAAGTGCCAATTCAAGAGATTAGACACTCTTCTGGTCAAGATAAGATTAGTTCATTATGGAATAGTATTCAGATTTCTATGGATATGATTGCGTCTGTAACAGGAATCAACCAGGCAATTGATGGTAGTAACCCCGATAAAAATAGTTTAGTTGGTATTCAAAAGATGGCGGCTTATTCTTCTAATGTAGCTACAAGACACATTCTTGAAGGTAGTATGTTTATTACTAGAGAGTTGGCTAAATGTATAGCTATTAGAGTATCAGATATATTACAATTCTCTGAGTTAAAGAATGACTTAATCAATAAAATATCCGCAAATAATGTAGATGTATTAAAGACCATAGATAAATCTTACTTACACGACTTCGCAATTAATATTGATTTAGTTCCAGATGAAGAAGAAAGAGCTAAATTAGAGGCAGACATATCAATTGAAATACAACAAGGTAATCTTGGTGTTGAAGATAAGTATGCCATCTTAGGTATTAAAAATATGAAGTTAGCAGGTAAATATCTTGCTGTTAGAAAAGACAAAAAGATGAAGGAAAGACAAGAGTCTGAAATGCAAAAAATGCAAGCTCAAACCCAATCTAATGTTCAGTCATCTCAAGCGGCTTCAGAAAGTAAAGCTCAGTTAATTCAGTTAGAGGGTCAATCTAAAGCAATGGTAGAACAAACAAGAATTCAAGCTGAAATGGAGAAAATGCAAATGGAGGCTCAATTAAAACTACAACTAATGGAAAGAGAGTTCCAATACCAAATGCAATTAAAAGGTATAGAGGTTGAAGGTATGAAGAGCAAAGAAACTATGAAGGAAGATAGAAAAGACGAGAGAACAAAGCTACAAGCCACACAACAATCTAAGATGATTGAGCAGCGTAAAAAAGATATGTCATCTATAAACTTCGAGTCCTCAGAAGACAGTTTGGATGCGTTCTCGTTAGGCTCTTTTGAACCTCGTTAAAAAGTGTCTTAATATTTCGTAATTTTGCAAAAAATTTTAATCTAATCTAAATTAATATGAAGTTGAAACTAGAAGGCTCTGAATGGAGTCAAGTAGAAGATAATAATGGTGTTCAAAATGATGATGTGATCATTGACAATGAACAAAATTCAGAAGTGAACACACAAGATGTAACGGACCAAATTACTGATTCAGTTACAACAACAGAGGATAACGTTCTTAAATTTAATAATGAAGATGAAGTTTTAGAGTTTATCAAATCTAAAGAAGACTTATATTCTAAAGTAACTGTAAAGTCTGAGGAAAAGGAATTGCCTTCAGATATCAAGAAGTATTTAGAGTTTAAGGAACAGACTGGTAGAGGGTATGAGGATTTCGTTAATTATCAAAGAGATTATTCAGAGGTTGATAAAGATGCACTTGTAAAGATGTATATTAAAGAAAACAACCCTGAGTTTGATGAATTAGATGTTAATGAAGAATTTGCCGAAGCATTCTCTTATGATGAGGATTATGATGACGAAAGAACTATCAATAAAAAAACTCGTGCCTTAAAGAAACTTCATAAAGAAGCTTTAGATTACTTTGAAGGACAAAAGGAAAAATGGAGTGTTCCGTTAGAGGTTACTAACAACACTATTATTCCAGACGACTACAAAGCAGCTAAGGAAACTTTAGAAGCATTAAAGACACAAGAAGAGGTTTCAAAAAAACAGGGTGACTATTTCTTGCAAAAGACTGATGAGTTATTCTCTAATGAATTTAAAGGTTTTGAGTTCAAAGTTGGAGATGAGGTAATCGTTCAAAGACCAAGTAGTGTAGATTCTGTTAAGGAAAGCCAAAAAAATGTTATGAACTTCTTTAGTAAGTTCTTAGACGAGAATGGTTTGATTAAAGACGCTGAAGGATATCACAAAGCTCTTTATGTAGCAATGAATTATGAATCTGTTTTAAAGAATGTATATGAAACAGCTCAAGCAAAAGCTATAGAGGGAGAAGTTAGAAATAGCAAGAATATAGATATGTCTATCAGAACAGCACCTCAAACTATTTCAACAGGTACAAAGTTCAAGTTAGTATAAAAATATAAAAATAAAAAAATTAAATTATGGCATTAGAAGCTACACCAGGAGTAAAATTAACTCCTACTGCGACAAAAGAAATTTTGTCTACAAACTATTATGAAGCGGCTGACTTCGATTTCAGCACATCAATTTTACCTGAGTTATACGAGAAAGAATTTGCTCGTTATGGTAATCAATCGTTAAAAGGATTCTTAGAAAGAATGGGTCAAGAGATGCCAATTCAGTCTGACTTAATTAAATGGTCTGAAGAAGGTCGTTTAAGACCAGTTGGTACAGGTATTTCTCGTTCTTCTAACGTATTTACTTTAACTGCTCACCCTTTCCGTAAAAATGATACAGTTGTTATCGTTGGAACTACAGGTATTGAGAAAAAAGGTATTGTATCTGCTGTTACAACTGATACATTCACAGTTCTTCCTACTGAAGCTGCTGGATGGCCAGCATCTAACTTTGCTGCTGACCTTAAAGCATTTACTTACTCTAATGAGTACAGAAAAGGAACTAATGGTAGAGAAGAGTCTTTAGGGGCACAACCAGACATCTTTGAGAACAAACCAATCATCATCAAAGAATTAGATGAAGTTAATGGTTCTGATATGACTCAAGTTGGTTGGATTGAAGTAGAAGGAGAAAACGGAGCTGGTTACTTATGGTACTTAAAATCAAGAGCGCAATCTCGTATGAGATTTGATGACTACCTTGAAATGGGTATGATTGAGGGAACTTCTTTCGAAAGTGGTTCTGCTGCTGCTACTGCTGGATTTACAGGAACTGAAGGTTTCTTCGAATCTGTAGAGCAAGGAAATATCTTCTCTGGTGTTATTACTTCATTAGCTGATGTTGATGATATCTTAGCTCGTTTAAACAAGCAAGGTGCTATCTCTGAATACATTATGATGAATGACTTTGAGCAAGATAGAGCTTTAGATTACTTATTAGCTTCTCAAAACTCTTACGGTGTTGGTGGTACTTCTTATGGTGCTTTCAATAACAGCGAAGATATGGCTTTAAACTTAGGATTCACAGGATTCAAAGTAGCTGGTTTTGAAATCTATAAATCTCAATGGAAATACTTAGATGATCCAACTGCACGTGGTTTATTCGAAGGTAATCAAGCAATTAACGGAGTTATGTGTCCTTCAGGAACAAAAACTGTACGTGATGAAGTATTAGGAGCTAACACTACTTTACCTTTCTTACACGTTAAATACCGTAAATCTGCTACAGAAGATAGACGTTACAAAGTTTGGCAAACAGGTTCAGCAGGTGGTGCAAACAACTCTGACTTAGATGCTAACCAATTACACATGCTTTCAGAGCGCGCACTATGTGTGATGTCGAGAAACAATTTTGTCTTAGTGAAAGGTTAAAATTTTGTAAGAAATTACACAATATAAAGAGGGGTTAGTTCCCCTCTTTTTTTATATCTTTATTTCGTACCTTTGCAAAAATAAAATTTAATTTAATTAATTATGGCAAAAACAACAAAGAGTGCTGATTTAGCACCAAAAGACAAGACTTACACCTTGTTAAGCACAAACACTCCTATGCAATTCTTTTTAAGAAATAGGCATAAGAAACAATCTCCATTACAATACTACGATGAGGAGAAAAAACAATTAAGGTCTTTATGTTACGCATCAAATCAAATATCAATCTTTGAGGATGAGCAAACAGGAGATGTAATGTTAGGTTCTATTGTATTTATCAATGGTAATTTAACTGTACCAAAAACAAACCCTCAATTGCAAATCTTCTTAGACACTACACCTGACAATGGTATTGTGTTTGAAGAATTTAAACCAGATGAAATTGCTGAAAGAGAAATTACAAGTATTGAACTTGAAATGGAGGCATTACAAATCGCTATGGAATTAAAGGCTTCTGAAATGGAGAGTATTGCTTTAACGGTATTTGGGTCTGGTGTATTGAATAAAAAAACCGCAGAAGTGAAGAGAGATTTATTTGTTTACGCAAAAGAGAATCCAGAACATTTCTTAGCATTAGCTAAAGACGATATGACTAAATTAAAAGGTTTAGCTGTTAGGGCAGAAACTTTAAATTTGTGTCAGTATAAATCTAATGCTTTCTACAACAACGATACATTATTATGTAAAGTTCCTTTTGATGAAACAGATAAGTATAACACCATTGCAAGTTGGATGAATTCAACAGATGAAGGTAAGGCTTTCTTAAAATTTATTGAAACAAAGATTAAGTAATTTAGGTTTCTATATCTATGATTACAAAGGAGTGGTTTAAGTATCACTCCTTTTTTGTTTATAAGCGTTTTTCTTTTCATTTATTTTATCATAAAGTTTCTGTAATTTACTATCGCTACTAGACATATTCCAGTTCTTTTTTTGTTTTATTGATTTTATTTTATTATTTGTTTTTATTCTTTTTGTTTGTATTTCAAATCCATATATTTTTTTAAACTTAGTTCTAGATATAACAAAACTAGAAATGCTTTTTGATTCGTGTTCTTTTTTATGGCATATAAAACACAATGACTCCATTGTGCATATAGGTTGATTAATAGGGTTAAATCCTTGAACATAATGAATATGGTGTACGTTTAGATTTCCTTTGCTTCCACATTTAGTGCAATGGTAATTATCTCTTTCAAGAACTTCTTTTCTTTTTAGTTCCCAGCTATGTGTTTTTAATAATTCATTATAATTCATAAATAAATATTTTTACAAATATATAAATTAATTTCTACCGAAGGTGTGTCTTGTTATTAAATAAGTGGTTTATTTCGTATCTTTGCAAATAATTTTATAGATATGATAAACCAAGTTTATACTACAGTTTTAGCAATTATAAATAAAGATAATAGAGGTTATGTATCTCCGTTAGAGTTTAATTTATATGCAGAACTTGCTCAAATGTCCTTGTTTGAGGAATTATTCCATAAATACTCTAAATCAATTGTAAAGCAGAATGCAAGAATGTATCATTCTGAGTATTCAGATATACCTAAACACATAAGAGAAGTAATAGATGTATTTACGAATGAATGTAAGTTGTCTCAAAATTTAGTTTCTTTATTATGGTATCCTAATACAACTGATTTTTATAGATTAATTAAGATAGATTACTTACAAAAGGAATTAGAAGAGATAAGTAAGTTAGAGGTAAATAGGGTGTTAAATAATAATTTAATCGCTCCTACGTTACAATATCCTGCTTATATATCATTAAATGGTGGTTATAGATTATATCCTACAACTATTGTTGGTGCAAATGCAGATGTAACATATATTAGAAAACCTAAACAACCTAAATGGACTTATCAAGTAGTTGGAGGTAATCCTTTATTTAATCCTACGGCTACAGATTACCAGGACTTTGAATTTCCTGAGTCTATGTTTAATGATTTAGTTGTAAAGATTTTAGGGTATGCTGGAGTAGAGATAAGAGAGGCTGATATAATTCAAGTATCACAAGGAATGGAAGTTAATAACAATAACCAAGAACAATTATAATGGCACATCAAATTTTACCACCTATAAATTATTATCAAACAGAAAGTAATTGGGGAAGTTATCAATACGTAACTTTGTCTCAGTTAGTTGATAATTTCATATTAAACTATATTGGAGATGACAAGTTATTGTCTAATGTAAAGAGATATAATGTATTAGCTCAATTTAAGAGGGGTATTCAAGAATTTAACTACGATACATTAAAAGAAATTAAAGTAACAGAGTTAGAGATTAATGATAATTTAACAATTACACTTCCTCACGATTATGTTTCTTATGTTAGAATATCTATTGTTGGTCAAGATGGTTTATTGAGACCATTGTCGCAAAATTCTTATACAGCTTTAGGTTCTGCTTACTTGCAAGATAATCAATTCAATATTTTATTTGATGAAGCAGGATATCCATTGGAAGCAGAGGAAACTGAAATGGCTAAGAGATATAAAGTTGGTAGCCCATATTCTGAAGGAGATTGTGAGTTACCATTTGATAATTCACCTGCTTATGGTTTAAAACCAGATATTAATGCTAATGGGTATTTCAATATAGATAAGAGAAAAGGTGTACTATCATTTTCTTCAAATGTAAAGAGTAATCTAATAGTTATAGAATATGTATCTGACGGATTAGAATACAACAATGGTGATGAGGTAATGGTTCATAAATTAGCAGAAGATGCTTTGTATAGTTATGTTAAATACCAATTATTAAACAATAAATATGGTGTTCAAGAATACATTATAAATAGAGCTAAGAAAGATTACTACAGAGACTTACAAAATACCAATATAAGAATGCTTGATTTAAGAGGAGATGAACTTCTTATTATGTTAAATGGTAGAAAAAAATGGCTTAAATAATGGGTAAAATTCAAAATAATTTTCTAAAAGCGACAGTTAATAAAGATCTTGATGAGAGATTAACTCCTAACGGACAGATGACAGATGCTACCAATGTTATGGTTATATCTGAAGATGCTGGGAATGTTGGTGTGTTAAAGAACATAAAAGGTAACTTAAAAGTTACTAATACAGGAATATTAGGAGCAGAAACAATAGGTAGTATTTCAGATGAAGCAAGGAATAGGGCTTTTTATTTTGTAAAGGGTCTTGGATATGATTACGTTATTCAATATGATACTGAGGTTGATGATGTGAATACCGCATATACTATTGTATTGCAAGATACAGCAGGTCGTGTATTAAATTTTGATACCGAATATCGCATATCGCATTCTGACATATTTACAAGTGTAGAGGGAGATGATTTATTATCTTGGACTGATGGTTTAAATCCACCAAGAATAATCAATATAGAGAGAGCTAAGACGTATGGTATCAATGGTTTTTCAGAAGATGAAGTATCTGTAATGAAGCCTTCTCCTATTTTTGCTCCAAGTGTAACACAAGTGCAATCTAATAATGCTGATTTTGCAGGATTTCTTAGAGATAAATTCTTATCATTCGCTTATAGATATAGATATAAAGATGGATATTACTCTTCGTTTTCATCTTGGAGTCCTTATGCCTTTACTCCAGGCAGTTTTAATGTTGATTTAGATACGTCAACTAATTTAGCGATGGAGAATATATCTAGGGCTTATCAAATATCATTCAATACAGGACCAAGAGAGGTAGAAATAATAGAGTTAGTGTTTAAATTATCTAATAGTAATAATGTTTATTCTATTATCAAGTTAAATAAAGCAGATGAAGTATGGGCTAATAACTTTAATAAATCTTACTTATTTGAAAACTATAAGGTTTATAATGTATTGTCTGAGAATGAATTTTTTAGAAGTTTTGATAACGTACCATTAAGTGCTTATGCTCAAGCAAGGATAGGTAATAGATTAGTTTATGGTAACTTCGTAGAGGGTAGAGATATAGATTCTATGGTAGACTTTTCAGTTGATTATGATAGTAGAAAAATAAATACATTAGACATAGAGGAAGTTGGTAGTTACGAGTCTCCTGATGCGTTACCAGCTCTTTTAGATATGTGGGGTGTTTCAGATAGTGTAACAGAAATAGGTGGTGGTGCAGGAATAGTTATGGACTACACAACTAATGTAGCCACAATTACAAATACACATCCTACTGACGGAAGAGCTTTAAGAGTTATCGTTGAAACAGAAAAAGAAGCTACTTATTCTTCTGTGCCATTTACATTAAAGATGTACTTTGATGGAATTCCTACATCATTTTCTATTGGAACTAATCAAGTGAATTCAACTCAATCTTGGGGTGGATCTATTGGTTATGAATTATTAGCAGGCGAAAGTGTAGATGTTTATTTTGAAATAGACAGTACATTACCTTTACTTTTAAAGCCAACTATTACATTTAGATTGGTTAATTTACTTGCGACTACTACATCTCAAAAAGGATTTGATTCAGATGACTACTATCAATTATTCTCTAATGACGATAATGTAATAAATAAGAAATCTTTAGATATTGATTTTACAAATATACCAGTTACAGATGGTACACAAATATTATTTGACTTTGACATAAGAACTTATTTCTCTCCAAATGATTTTTTACCACCTATAGATAATCTTAATCTATATACTTTTATATATACGGTTAATGGAACTTATGCAACTAAAGAAGCGTTTATAAATGATTCGAATTTTATATCTCAACTTGAGACTTTTTTTTCAACACAATTAGCATTAGCAGATTCAAATTTACCTGGAGTTATTAATGTTGTCATTGATCCGTTATTAACAAGTTTTAATCCTACCACAAATGTACTAAACTTAATAATACCAAATAGAACAATAGATATAGAAGAGTCTGGAAGTGGTGATTTAGAGGAGAAAATAGATTACCTTTTATGCGAAGGTGTATTAATATCATATTCGTTAGGCACATTATTTACAAGTATGCACTCTTCAAGAGATTATGAGGTTGGTATGGTATTCTTAGATGATAAAGGAAGAAAGACAACTGTAATAGACTCAAAGAATAATAATGTTTATGTAAATGTTTCTGACTCTGTAACTCAAAACGTACTAAAAGTTACAACCACTGGAACACCTCCAAGTTGGGCTAAGTATTATAAGTTTGCTGTAAAATATGATAGAGGCAAGTATGACACTATATTTACAAAGAAAGTGTATACAGTAGGTTTATTCTCTTACTTAGAACTTGTTGGAGACAATAGAAACAAAGTGAAAGATGGTGATTACTTGGTTGTTAAAAGTGATTTAAACGGTCCTTTAAATAGTTATGTAAAAGTAAAAGTTTTAGAGGCTAAGTTTTACGATAAAGAGGAAATAGATACAGATACAGAAAGTGGTTTTTTCTTTAAGGTTAAGGCAGGAAATTTTGATTTAAGAGTTTCAGAAGACGACTTCTTGGAATTTATTGGTCCAGCTAAATCTTATAGAAATCCATACTACATTGAATCAGCAAAGGTAGAGCTTCCAATTGGAACTCCATTAGCTTTTACTGGTGGTAATGTAGTTAGATTTTTCTCTTATTGTAATAGAGGCGGCAGCTCTTCGTTTGAGAATAAAATGGATCAGGAATATTTACTTACAAGAGATTACGCTGACTTTAGAGCTGTGTTTGAGGATGTGATTGAACCATCTAATGCATACCAAAAGTTTGCAGTCGAAGGAGATATTAAGATGTCTTACAAATGGATTCCAGATCCTGGAGGCAGAACCCAAATTAGTTTCGCTCCGCTTACAGGACCAAGAAATAGCGATATAGATACCAAGACAGATATATTTGTTACTAGATCTAATATACCTGTATTTGAAACAATACCATTAAAAAATGATGATAACGTATACATAGAGACTCCTAAGACCTATGTAATAAATAATGGTCAGTATCAATTCACAACTCACACATTAAATGATGTGTTTAATTGCTATTGTTTTGGAAATGGTGTTGAAAGTATATCTGTTAGAGACGAGATGACTACAAACTTCTTAAATTTAGATTATGCTGTAAATGCAGTAAGTGAAGATATATATAGACAAGTAGATAGATATGCTGACTTAACATATTCTGGTATTTATCAAGAGAGTACAAATGTAAATAGATTGAATGAATTTAACCTATCGTTAGCAAACTATAAAGATGATTTAGAAAAGTCTTTTGGTCCTATTAGAGTTTTAGATTCAGAAGCTACAGATTTACTTGTAATTCAGGAAGATAGATTCAGTAAGGTTTTATATGGTAAAGACTTACTTTATAATACAGATGCAACTACAAACTTATCAAGAATAGAAGATGTATTAGGTCAACAAGTAGTTTATGGTGGTGAATATGGTATTTCATTTCAACCTGAATCTTACGACTCTTACTCTACAAATGCGTTTAGCGTTGATATAAAGAGAGGTTGTATTGTTCGACTTAATGATAGTAATGGTCTTATGGAAATTAGTTCTAATGGAATGAGGGATTACTTCAAGACTTTATTTAGAGACAATGAAATTGTAAACATAATCGGGAAGTATGATGCGTTCTTTGACACTTATATTGTAAACATAAAATACTTAATACCAGGTAAAGTATATACATCAACACCATACGATTATGTAACTTGGGTATATTCTCCAGAGGCACAAGGATTTTTAGGTAAGCAAACATTTAACCCTGATGAAATGCTTAGAGTGAATAATCATTTCTTATCATTTTTT